GGGTGGTGGAAAAGGTTCAAGTACTTCATCGGTACAAATGACTCCAGAGCAACAGAGAGCTATTACTCTACAAACTGATGCTTTAGAAAAAACATTTCTTCCTGCTTATCAAAATACTGTTACGCAAGCAGGGTCTGTTTTAGGCAATACTTTGCCATGGGCAACAGGAGCCGCTAGTGAAGCAAATGATCTTGCTAGGGCAAGTAGTGCTTTACAACAAACCGCTGGCACTCGAGGCTTAACTACCGGAATGGCCGGTTTGGAATCATTGTTTAGTCCAGAATATGAAGAAGAACAAGTTCAAGCTTCTTTGCAAACGGGTCGTGAAGCTGCTCGTGAATCTTTAGCAGGTCAAAATGCTATGTATGGAGCCGCAGGTGGCTTAGGCTCTTCTCGCATGGCCTTGGCAGATCGTAATTTGTCTTCTTTAAATACTCAACGACAATCTACTGCTGCCGCTGAAGCACGAGCAAGAGTTCAAGCCAATAAAGCGGCTGCGGCTACATCTCTTATGTCAGGCGGTCAAACAAATCTTGATGCGGCTAATAGGGCAAGTGCGGCAAGAATTGGTTATTCCAATGCCCCATTGGATCTTTACTCAAAATATGCTTCTGTAGTTTTTGGCACACCTCAAGCTTCTACAACTCCTAATTTTGCTGGCACACAAGGTCAACAGACTTCCAGCAAAGGCTTTGGAATTTAAGGAAAAATCATGGCAACAGATGCACCTTTTGGTTTAAGTTTTGGCGATCCACGCAGATACATGGGGCAAAGCCCTTTGGCTGAAATTGGCAAAGCAGCAAAAACAGGTTTAGTTTTGTATGGGTTACAACAATCAGGTGCTATTGCAGCATTAGATAAACTTGGTGTCAAACCAAATCAAACAGGTGGATTTTCATACAACAATCCTGCCACACCTACTGGTTCTGTTCCTCCTAATGCGGCAACACAACCTGTAATGCCTAATGCTAATGTTCAAAGGGATAATCCTTTTACACCTGCCATAGCTACCCCTGTTTATGATAGTGCTGCTCCACCTGTGTTAACAACACCTCCAACAAATATTGGTACTGATATTCTTGATAATAAATATACTGGTGTTGAAACTTCATTTGTAGACCCACAAACACAACGAGATTTCAATCCATTTGTACCGCAAACCGGATACAACCAAATGTTGGCAACTGGTAATGAGTATCAGCAAGTGCAAGGTTATGGAAAAGTAGGCAAAGCCATTAAAGGGTTTGCTGGTGGAATGATGGGATAAGGAACAATCATGGCAGAAACTATTGAAAAACAACCATTTGTAGCAACTGAAAATTCTTCAGTTACGATTTATCCAAGTGCTTTGAAAGATGCTGCCGCCATTAAAGATGGGGCAAATGCGGCTATAGCTACTCGTGATACCCAAGCTTTGATTAATTCTGCCCAGCAAATGGGTGTTAATACAGCCGAAGGCAATGCTACTCTTAAAGTTGCTCAAGAAATGCAGGAAAGAGCTAATAATTTTTCAAAAGTTATTGACCCTATTAGTAAAGCAAAAACTGATGGTGAGCGTAATATTGCCGCAGCCAATGCTTTACGCAATGTAAGTCAAGAACCTTTATATGGTCAGGCACTTATTGCTTTTATGATGGGTCAAAAAGATACTGCCTTTAATTTGGCTACTGGTGGTGCATTAAAGACCACTACAGAATATGCCAAGGACAATGGCAACATTATCCAAGTAACTGTCAATGCCCTTGGTCAACCACAAGCGTACTTTGATGTTGAACAAAAACGCACTCTTACTCCTGAAGAATATTCCAAGCGTGGTGGTAGCACTTCTGACATTGACAAAACTTTTGCTATGAGAAGTGCAGAAGAAAGTCGTTCAACTTATAACGCTGCGTTTAAAAACGAAAGAATAGCAATTAACAAATGGACAGAGGCTTATGCTGGCCTTGCACCAAAATTAGAATTCTTAGATAAATTTTACAGAACAGCAAAAACTGATCTTGCTCCTGATGAATATGCAAAATTAGTTGGTGCTATTAATCAAAGTGTTGGTCAATCAAGCACTAAAGCTAATAGCTCAACTTATTTCAATCAGATCAACGACAGTAAAAACAAGAAAGAATCAATTAAAGTTGATGCAGGTCTTGCTGCCAAATTGCGTATTCCTGCTCAATTAATTGGTACTGAATTTACTGTTGATGGAAACTATCTTGTTTCTAAAAGCAATGGAAGTTCATATGATTATGGCTTGTTAAAACAACAAACTGATTCTGCAAATCTTTCTTCTGAAGCCACACAAAATAGCCAATCAACATTAGATAGCATTGTTACTTCTAAGAAATTTCAAGATTCTATTGCGGGTAAATCTCCTCAAGAAAAAGCTAGATTGGTTCAGGAAATGAAGACTGCCATTCAATTTGGCAATGAGGTAGGTTCTGAGTTAAATAAAGCTGTTGATCAATACGGCAAGCCAACATTTATTTCTTTGCCAACTGCTGCATCATTTACTGATACGCAAGCACAAGCAATGGTTCAACTTGCTCAACATAAGCAAAACGCAGAACAAATTGCGGCTTATAGAGATCACTTTGATAAAAATGCCAAGCATTACGATGACACAAAAACTTTGCCAGTGCCTGGCGCAATTGGTGCAGCCTACACTTCTAAGCCTATCTTTAATGAGATTCGTGATCGTTGGTCTAATGATATTGCTAGAATTTTTGAAAGTGAATATGTTGCTCGTGGTGCAAAACAGAATGCTGCCAAACCAAAACCTCAAGGTCAAGCTACAGCTCCTGTAGCACCACCCGCAAGCAACAAACCACCTTCTCTGTCAGAACTTAGAAGACAAGCAAGAGGTCAATAATGGCTAAATTTGATGAAGAAAAATTTCGAGCTTTAGCAAAAGCTGCTGGCTATGGTGATGCTGAAATTGAAGCAGAAATAAAGTTAGAAAAAGCACCCTCTGGTGCTGCTGTACCTAACATTGTTCCTATTGCTGATGGTAGAGACACAACTGCCGCTTTTGAAAAAGAAGCGCAAGCAAAAGGTACAGAACTTATAGAATCTGCAAAACAAGAAAAACAAAAAACTTTAGAAGAGCCTCCTTTTGATTTTGTAAAAGCTATTAATTCACCTGTTGGATATGTTACAGGGGCCGCTGCTCTTGCCGCTCTTACTGCTGGTGCTGGATATGCTTTTGGTAAAGCAAAATTAGGATTAAGCGGTATTAATCAACGCAAAATTGGTAGCCAGCCAATAGACAGAACAATTGATATCCCTATGGACACAGTTGAAAAAAGGAACATGAGCCCGTTTGCTCAACAGTTTGAAACAACTTATGGTGTGCCTTTAGCTGATGCTGAAAGATTAACGGGCGGTCCAATTACCAATCCTAAAGATGCCGCAATTATTGGTGGCGCATTAAAGAATCAAGGTGGGATTTCTGTAAACAATCCTTATCAAATAAGCCCATATACACAAGCACCTGCGCCTGTTGCACCTGTTGCGCCTACCGCACCTGCTATGCCACAAGCAAATGCACCTGTTGCGCCTACTGATCCATTTGCTCCTAGACCTAATCCATACATAACGCCTAGCGTTCAAGAAGGTGTAGCAACTGGTAATACTGCTCAAGCGGTTCAAACTGTTGTTGCTAAAGAACTTGATAAAGCTACAGGTGTTGCGCCTACATTGGCCACATTTAATCGTGATGCTAATGGCAACATTGAATATCCAAAAGGTATGAGTGCTGCTGCTAGACAAGGTGCTGAAGCATTTGCTCAACAGTATCCTGACAATGCTAAAGCTTTGGCCGCTGAAGGTCGTTTTGGTATCTTGGGTGCTGGCTCTGGCGATAACAATCTGTTTAATTCTTACGGCTCTGACATGATGAAGAGAATCCGTGATGAAGTAAACCAAGGTCAAATGGTTGGACCATATGGAAATTATGAAGGCAAAGTAAATCCTGCCATCAAAGCTATTTCTCCTGAGACTGCTTTGGGTAAAGAGCTTGCTGATTTAAGAGCATCACAAACTGGTGGAAATTATGGTCAGCTTGGAACACCTGCAAGTATTGGTGGCAAAAAAGGTGGCTTACTTACTGGTGCAAATACAGTAACCAAAGCAATTAAAGCGGGTGGTCCTGCTATGCTTTTGTTGGGTATTGCTGATGCTGCTAAAGCTGCTGAACAAGGCAGATATGGTGAAGCTGCAATTCGTAGTGCTGATGTAGCGTCAGACTATATGCCTATGATTTCACAATTGAAACAAGGTTTGTCTCCTAGAGAAGCTGGCGCACCTGGCGTGTCGCAACAAACAATTGAAAGCTCTGCATTGCTTGGTAGCCCTTATGCCCAAACTGAATGGGCTAAGAAACAAAGATTAAAAGAGAAAGCTGGTGCTGGCCGTGGCATCGCTCCTCCTTCTGCTTACATGAGGTAAATCATGGATGAAAAAGTCACCCACGAACAAATCTACGAAAGACTGCTTACAGTTGAATCTAAGGTAGATAGCATAGACAACAACACTAAAAGTCTTGTAGAGGCTATAAATGCCCTTGATGGGGCTTTTAGAGTGCTTGGATGGGTGGCTTCTGCAGCCAAGCCTATTCTTTGGATAGGTGGATTGATCATGGCGGCTGGCGCAGTGTGGCAAACTTTAACTAAGAAATAATTGGAGGTCTTATGAAAGCTGGTTTGTACAAAAATATTCACGACAAGAGAGAACGTATCAAAGAAGGTTCAAAAGAAAAGATGCGAAAGCCTGGCACTAAGGGCGCACCTACTAAATCTGATTTTGTGAAGTCTGCCAAAACTGCCAAAAAGGGTAAGTAATGAAATCCCTTGCATGGACTCGATCTGAGGGTAAAAACCCAAAAGGTGGCCTCAATGCTAAAGGCAGAGCCAGTGCTAAAGCTGAAGGCATGAATCTTAAAGCCCCCGTCAAGTCTGGTGACAATCCCAGAAGGGCTAGTTTCTTGGCCCGTATGGGCAACATGGCAGGTCCTGAGTATAAAGATGGCAAGCCCACAAGGTTGTTGTTGTCATTGAAAGCTTGGGGTGCATCTTCTAAGGCTGACGCAAAAGCCAAAGCAAAGAATATTTCTGCGAGAAATAAAAAATGAAAGATTGGGCTGTAGCTTTTATTGCTGCAGCTTGTGTTGCTTCTTTTGTCATCTTTTGTAGTTACGTCATTCTTTGGGCGTATCCGTGAAATGGCTAATAAGCATTGTATTAATCCTCTCACTTCACTCCACAGGCAAAGATCTTTGCAGTGTGCGGGAGTTTTATGGGATAGCTTACACAATTCATAACCCTTCAGATCGTCATCAGCAAATGTCTGCTTGGCTTACAAATCATCAGTACTTATGCAAAAGTACCGACATGGTTGTAATTTGGAATAATTTATCAGAATGGGCGGGTGCTGCTGATAGTGCAGAGTTAAGACATAAAGTAATTATTGCTTATAAGAACGCACTTGAAAGGGAAAAAAAATGATTACCTTGGACAAGTGGTATCCATTAGTTCAAGCAAAGCATGATATTCAGACTGTTGCTTTTGATAAAGCAGTTGAGAAAGTTCAAGAAGAATACAAACAGGCGGTTGAAGCAAACAAGATTGAAAAAGCCACAATGGAATTAGAGTTAGAACTGTATAACAAGAAGGCTAGGGTCAACCAATTAGAGTTGGCAATGTTTAAAACTCGCAGATTAGACTTGTACGCATAGGAGTTTCAGATGGAAGATGTAAAAGGAAAACTTACATTTGCTGTTACCTTGATGGTCAGCGCAACACTTTGTTTATCGGTGCTTGCAATGATGACTGCTTTTGTTCTTGGCCTATGGGCTAAAGAAGTTGATAACGCTGAAATATTTAAACTGTTAAGCCCAGCTTTTCAAACCATTATTGGTGGATTTATTGGTTTGTTAGCTGGTGTAAAACTATCTCATGATGAAGATAAACATTGTAAAAGGGGCGACTGATGCTTGATATTCTTTCTGGTGGTTTACTAGGTTCTATTTTTGGTGGCATCTTTAGGATGGCCCCAGAGGTTTTGAAATGGCTTGATAAGAAAAATGAACGGGCGCATGAACTTAATATGTTTAAGTTTCAATGCGACTTGGAGGCCCAACGTGGCCAACAGAAACTTGCTGAGATTGGCGCACAAAGAGAAGCTGCAGTTGACGTAGGTGTCATGGATGCCTTTAATAACGCCATTACACAGCAAGCAGAGATGGTTAAAGCCGCAGGTGGATGGGTAGCCTCACTTTCTGCTTCCGTGCGTCCTGTGGTCACATATTGGGTTTTGTTTGTTTGGTCATTTATCCATGTGTGGTTTGCGTGGAATGCTTGGTTAGCAGGTGCGCCAGCGGTTGAAGTCTTTAAAACAATGATGACACCAGACTTTTCTGCTTTGTTGTCAGGAACTATTAACTATTGGTTTCTCGACAGAACTTTGTCTAAGCGTGGGTTATGAACTTAGACATAGCCGCTTCACTATGTAAACAGTATGAAGGGTTTAGAAGTAAGCCCTATCTCTGTCCTGCGGGTGTGGCCACCATAGGTTATGGCTCTACTTACTATTCCGATGGGCGCAAAGTAACCCTGCAAGATCCTCCAATGGATGAACCTGCGGCATCGGCACTGCTAATGTATGAGCTTCAGCATACTTATTTGCCTGGCACGTTAAGAAACTGTCCGATTCTTGCAACAGATAACAAAAGACTTAATGCTGTAGTTGATTTCTGCTATAACCTCGGAATTGGCAGGTTACAGACAAGTACTTTAAAAAGAAAAATAAATGCCCAAGATTGGGAAGGTGCTAAAGAAGAGTTAAAGAAGTGGAATAAAGCTGGCGGGAAAGTGCTTGCTGGCCTTGATAAGCGTAGAAAATCTGAATGTAACTTCATGTAAAAATCATGCAAAATATTCCAACCATTGAAGACGCTAAGTTGTTTGCACAAAGTGTCAGAAAGTGGCAGCAAGTGCTTAGTCTTGGTGATTGGAGAATTGAGAAAGGTATAAAACCTGCAAAGTCAGCAATGGCTTCTGTTGAATTTAATACTTCGGCTCGATTGGCAACTTACAGATTGGGTGACTTTGGTTCTGAGAAAATCACGCCAGAATCTTTAGATCAGACTGCTTTGCATGAGTTACTTCATGTGTTTTTGCATGATCTTGTAACTGTAGCCCAAGAGCCTAAGTCATCTCAGGATGAGATTGATATGCAAGAGCACAGGGTTATCAATCTGCTAGAAAAGTTACTTTCAAGGGACTCCAATGGGCAGTTATAACGAAACGTGTAGCGACACAGAATTTATCCAACTATGGGGTCAATTCCAATCTGCCCAAAGACTAGCTGAACACCTTGCAATAAGCACTAGAGCCGTTCATTCACGCAGAAGGTGGATTGAAAAGGAATACAACATGGCACTTAACGCAAGTGACCATCGTGGTGCTCAATACGATAAGAATAGACCCAAATCCTTTTCTCCCCTAAAACAGATAGAACTTGGGATGCTAGATGGCACTGTGATTGTCTTCTCAGATGCTCACTTCATACCTGGTCAACGAACAACAGCGTTTAAAGGTCTTCTATGGGCTATCCAAGAGTTTAAACCCAAAGCGGTGATATGTAACGGGGATGCCTTTGATGGGTCGTCTATATCGAGGCATGATGTAACTGACCAACCACAGACTTCTGTCATTCAGGAGTTAAAAGCTACGCAAGGTGCGTTGGGTGAGATAGAAGAAGTAGCCAAAGCAGCGAGGCACAATGTAAAGCTCCTGTTTACATGGGGAAACCACGATATTCGGTTTGGCAATAGATTAGCCCAACACGCACCTCAATTTAAGGAAGTTCAAGGTTTTAAGCTGACAGACCATATCCCAAATTGGGACTTCTGTTGGACAGTATGGCCTACCGAACAAGTCATCATTAAGCACCGCTACAAGGGTGGAATCCATGCCACACATAACAATACAGTTAACGCTGGTGTGTCAATAGTTACTGGACACCTGCATTCCTTGAAAGTCACCCCGTTCAGTGACTATAACGGTGTTCGCTATGGTATTGATACCGGAACATTGGCTGAGACTGATGGCCCACAATTTAACTATTCTGAGATAAATCCTAATAACCACAGATCAGGCTTTGCGGTGTTAAACTTCTTCAATGGTCAGCTTTTATGGCCTGAACTCGTCCATAAATTTGATGAGGATCAGATTCAGTTTCGTGGTGAGGTTGTTGACGTGAGCCAATTTTGAGTGCTTGGCTAATCATTCTTACAGGGGCAATCTATGCCTACATTGCTGGTGAACAGCTTTGGAAAGATAACCCACACATGGCTATTGTCTATGCGGGTTATGCGTTTAGCAATGTGGGCCTTTACCTGTTGGCAAAGTAGCCAACACTTATTCTTCTTCTATAACTTCTT